AACTACGACTTCCGATAAGTTACAGAATTGATTACTTCTCAGTATAATTTCACTACAAGGATTTGTTCCAAAATCATGCTCTACATCTCTTCTACCATGTCGAGCAGATACTTTTTGTGCAGCAACACGACTAAAAATACCTCTTTCTCCTGACTTACTTTCGTAAATCACTTGCATTTCTCTTAAAAATGCTTCAAAATCAGGTTTTTCAGTATATGCTACACTATTGTTTGCCAATCTACGTTGGCTATTGCTTTCCCACCATTGTCCAGACTTTGCTTTCGCCATACGTCCATCAGAAAGATTTGAGAGACTAATCAAAGCAGAACGTCTTACACCTCCAACAACAACAATGTCTGCCACTTTACATACTACATCGTGACATTCAATACTTGTAAGTTTTCGTCCTGCGGCTTTGCGAAAAACACCGACTGTAAAATGAAAAAGATCATCTAATGGCTCAGGGCCACTTGCTCTACCACCGAAAGTTTTGAGTCTTGCACCAGCAGGACGAACCTTTCTCATGTCCCATTTTGGAACTTTTCCTGCATAAAGCAAGCTAATAAGCTCGCGAAAAGCACTTGCCCATCCCATCTTTGAATCAGCAACTACAATTGTAGTGTCTGTATCGTGCATGGTTTCAGCGATTGCAGGTAGCTGATTTATAAAGTTACGTTCTACACTAAACCCAACTCCTGTGCCACACATAAGAACATACATTAGCTCGTCAAAAGCTCGAGGATGATCTATGTGAAGGTAACTACAGTTGAATCCTGCAACATTATCACGTTTCAAGGCTTCTCCTGCGGTCATCATACAACGCATTGATGGCATTACATCTAAAGCGTGAATAGCGTTGTATACTACTTCTGCGTCTGCATCGTTTAACTGGTCTCTTTCTTTCCAAAAATCAATATAACGTTGAACTGTTTCTTCCCACGTTTCTCTCCTTTTTTCAGTGTCGAGCCATCGAGCATAACGACTTTTATGTATAAATTGTTGATATTGATCCATCATTTCAGTTTTTCCTCTATCTCGGATAAATTATCCAAACCTATTGCATCTTCACAATATGTTATTAAGTCCATTAACTCATAGTTTGTGAGTAATGTTTCTGCATTTTCATTCAACTCTTGAATGTATTTATACTTACCGTCCAAAGGAACGTTATCGTATATTGTCATAGCATCACCATACTCTTTTATTAGCTGTTCAGCTCGTTTTGGCCCGATGCCTGCTATTCCTGGAACATTATCGCCTTTATCACCCGTGAGACACTTGAAAGATATATATTCTTCAGGTGCTACATTGTAATGTTCGTTCCAGTTATCTATTGTAATCTCTTTGCGAGTAACATACGAAAACCTACTTACGTCTTGCTGTATCAGTAAATCCCAGTCACGATCACTCGAAACTAACCAGATTTTCTCCAATCCATACTGTTCTTTACGTTTTACAAGATGTGCTGCAATATCATCTGCCTCTACACCTTGAAAACGAAGTACAGGGTGTCGTTCTTCTAGTACTTCGAGTGTTGCTTCGTACTCTTCAAAGAAATCAATAAATGCTTGTCTTTCTTCTTCTGTTTGCTCTGCATACTTATCTTTTCGATTTTGTTTATAGTCAGGTAGTATTTCCTTTCTATAACTTGATGAACCCCAATCTGCTGTAATAATTACGTGTGCACAATTATAAGAGTTTGCTAAGGATGCAACTGTTGCTGCATAATCATCTCGAAAATCTGTTCTGCCTTGATGTTTCCAACGAAAAGCTAAGTTTAGAGCGTCTACAATTAGAGTGCCATCTGCATTGTCTAATCGTTCATTAAAATTAAAAGCCACTTATAAACTCCACTTTTTCATGTTGCAACCAATCGTCTGCAAGTAGTACATAACAGTTTAAAAAACGAATGTATAAATACTCTGCTGTATTCTCTGGTTCGTGTTCTGTTACGACAAATACTTTTGATCGGTCATATTTAAAAAATAGCAAAGGCTTTTGATCGCCTCCTGCTGCTTGTACTACTATCTTTTTCCACCACTTTACTAAATTATTTGTTTTTGGTTGTGTAAAAACCTTATCTGATAGTGGTGAATCTTTGTAGTTTTTTACCTCTATGCAATAATAGTTTCTCTGGTTGGGAACATATAAGTCTCCTTTGAGATACTCCAAAGCACCCGAGGAAGGTACTCTTTCAAATTTAAGCCCAGTTGCATTACGAAGCATATCACGTACTAGATATTCCCCCCTTGCACCTTTCGCTCTTGAGTCTACCATATTCTTCCTCACTCATTCCACAGTTGGGACACGCTTCTCCATCTGGAGTGGAGAGCATTATTCCATAACACTTGTGTGTCCAGTATATTATTGATTTTTTATTTTCGCTATCCAAATGCCACAGTTGATTTCTTCTAATACCATTCATTTTATTATTCCAATTTACTTATGTTTTCGTGTTTTACAACTTCGATTTTTTCTAGTAAAGGATGTGACCAACCATGCGACACTATGTAGGTATTCAAATCTTCTCTTAATAGAACTTCTACAAGTTTCTCCCTGCCTAAATCGTCGAGAACATTTATAACTTCATCTAAAAACAATATATTGATTTTAGACTTTGAAATACTACTCATAAGTTTACGTATTGCTATCAGAGTAGCGGTGTTTACTCTTGCCAACTCTCCAGAAGAGAGAGCAAGAATATCTACTACGTTGCCATTGTCTGTAATCTGAACATTTAATTTATCGTTCGAGACTACAAACTCAAGTGTAAATCTACCATCAGAGAGTTCAGCCAAATATTCATTCGCCAATTCTTCAAGCTCTCCGACAAGATTTTCTATTTTATACGCGAGCAATCCATTTGTACTAAAAGACTTCTTCAATATTTCTAGATTTGACTCAAGTTTTTGATTCTTGATTAAATCAGCTTTATACTGCTCGAACTGACTTTCAAAATCTTTTGTCTGTTCTTCTATTACTTGGATTCGGGTATTGTGATGGGTTCGTCGCTCGTTTTCTGCTGCGAGTTCTGCCAGTTGCGTCTTTGCCTGCTGTAGTCTGCGTTGAACATTCTCAAAGCGACCTCTAAGCTCCTGCAAATCCAGTAAAGATGACGGCAAAGTACGATCATACAATCGAAACAAATCTTCCCAATTTTTCCGATTAGTTTCGTTATTTTCGAACTCACGATTATTTCTTTTAATTTCTTCAATAACTGGTTTAATTGCATTTGCTTTTCCCTGCGCTTCCGATGCCAGCTCTTTTGCAGTTTCCAACATTTGTTTCTCTGTTGAGATATCAATAGGTTGTCCACAAGTCGGGCATTCATCACTTAATTTTTCTAATTTTTCTATAGTCTGCAGAGCACCCGAGGCGACTGCATTATATGAGCCTAAATCTTCTTGCAAATTATCGTAGGATTCATACTCTTTTACTGATGATGCCTGAATCTTTGCAATATCGATGGCTTCCAATAGCTTTTTGTACTGATTATTTTTTGAGATTTTTTTATTTTTTTCCGAAATATTTTCAATTTCTACCGTTAAAGAACGCAAAGCCTTTTCATCTTCGGATGTATCAATTTGTAAATTTAACATAGGTAGTATAGATGTATCACTCAATTTATTATTATTTAACCAGTTTTCAACTGTTGTAAGTTTGCCATCTATTACATTTGATACTACTGATACCTCTCTTGTGGCATCTTTAAATAATTCAAATAACTCAACATACTTCTCCAAGTGCAATAAATCTATCAGAAACTTCTTACGATTTGCATCTGTAGCAGTTAAAAACTGCAAACTTGCATTTGTATTCTGATAGACTAACTGTGAGAAAGTTTTAAAATCTACACCGAGAATCTCTTGTATAGTCTTGTATGTATTTGTAGCAGTGTGACTAGAAATATCAGCATCATTCTTTTCTAGTTTCACTTTTATACTTGTTTTTCTGTTGATCGTAATCTCATAACGATCTTCATCTTTCATAAAAGAGAGATAAATATTATAACCATCATTTACATGACGATTTGGTATATCTGCTTTTTTAATTCCTTTTGAGTTTTTGTTGTACAAAGCCTCTTCAATAATTAATGGTATAGAAGATTTTCCCATACCATTTGTTCCAAGAATTTGTGTAACTGTATTATCGTTTAGCTGTAACTCATTTCCAGAACCATAACTAAAACAGTTATCCCATCTCAAGGTTTGAAGCGTAATCATTATATGTTCCTATTATGTCTGGTATTTTTTCTTCTTTTATCTGTAAGATATACATTAAATATTCTACTAGCTCTTCTTGTATAGTCATTTCTTTGTCCATGATTAAAGACGTTTCTGACTTTCGTACTACTACTTTCTTATCTAGCAACTCTGAGTTTTTTACAGCCGCTAAATCTTGTATATCTCCTTCTATCTCATAAATGGTGTGGTGAAAGTCTGTAGGAAGCATCTCAGCCTCACTTTTTACTGTTTTACGAATTAGTTGTGGTAAATGAAACTCTTCCCACATCCAACTCCAATCATTTTCATTTATAAGAATATATCCAGTTTTTACTAAGTTTCGATGAAATGATGTAGTCATCGGACTTCCTGGATATACTATGTTTCTTTGTGTATTACTATGTGCGTGCAAGTCCCCTGCAAATACTATAGGAAAGTCCTCAAATAAATCCAAATCTATTTCTGGTTTTACATGGGGAGGTATCTCTCCTCGTACATGAGTAAACAAAGGTTGTTTTTTGTTAAAATGTTCTACCGCACCTTTTCGATGCAAGTCGGCATAAGGCAATATACCATAGCCTAATTCACTGTCAATGTAAGAGATGTCCACTATATTTATAAGCGGATTTATATCTCGAGAAACCTGTTTTAGCTGTGTAAAGAAAGTTTTGTTTTTCTTTGTAGCTTCATGATTTCCATCAAATATAATTGTTGGAATTGTAACTTTACGAATAAACGAAAAGTATAACTCTAACTCTTCCATATTTGGTAGACGATCAAAAAGATCGCCACCAATTATGTGCATATTACATTGAGGTTCTAATTCATAAACTTGCTCGAAAAAGTAACGATAACGGTTTATAGCCCACTTTACTGGTACATTTTTCTGCCCTAGCTTGATGTGCCAATCTGCCGTAAATAAAATCATCCTACATTAAACTCTTGTTCGAGTGCTTCATCATCTGTTTCATCACCCATGTTTCTTACTTTATCAAGAAGTTCTTTTTGAGCATCAGGTGTTGGACGAGGCATTACATCATCCATTGATCTCAAATCAGAGATAACTTCTAACTCTTCTTCTGTAAGCGCACGTGGCTTACACTTGAGAGCTTGTAGTTGATACTCTACATTATACGGTAGAGGACCAGTCTTTACTCTCTTAAAACAAATATCCCAACCAGTTTCTGTGTTAGTTGGATCTCCTAAATCTTCAGCAGCAGTAATTATCTGCTCCCATAATTTCTTCTTTAGATTTACTACTTTGACTTTTCCGTTATCTATGCACTGAGTTGCATAACTCCAGCCGCATTTAAGATCAGGAAAGTACTCTCGTACCCAGTCTTTTTCTAAATTATTGAATTTTTCTGTATTCCTATCGAAAGATAAACACTCCAAAGGAATATTTTTTGCATTGTCACCTTGAATCCAGTAAACATATCGTGCTAGAATGTCTCCTACGATTCTCATTTTGTTTTCTCCATCGACATACTGAAATGTCTCGATGGAAGTTTTTTGGGCCGAACCCTTGTGTTGATTAAATTGTATAGCCATTAGTGTATTGTCTCCGTGACTTCTTCGTAGCGGAAGTAGATATCCTGTTCATCCACTGCGAGTAGCCTGTTGTCTGTTATTAAAGTTAGAGGCGTTGGACAGTGCAACGAATCTAATGAGGTTTTTCCAGTCGCAAGATACTCACCATAGTTTCTTATTGAAGCTAGTGCGTAGTAGATTGCGATTTCTCTTTGTGTATACTTATAAGAATGGTACAAGAGGACGTCTGGATGAACCAGAAAAGACGATCCTACGAAGTTTTTATGTGAAAATTTATAAAGCGGATCGTACTTATTTTTAGGCAGTTCAGCCTTTATAAGCATCGACATTATCTGATTACAGGTAACAATATTTCCCTGTGCCGTATCATAAATCTTCTTCCAATCAAATAAGAGCATATATTATACTTAAATTTTACCAAGTTGTCAAGAACTATTTTTTAAAGGTATGTCATCTCCCAACCCTGTTTCATATAGAACCCTACACGATTTGAGGCTTGTTTTCTGGCAGTATTTCCTTTGAGATGAATATCAATGATAACTGGATCCCTTTTTCCTTCTTGTTTTCTAATTACTCTACCTACTAGCTGTGTAAGTAATGGTTCGTTGTTGATAGGAGTGCCTAATATAAGACAACTTAGATTATCAACTGATATGCCTTCTGAAAAGATTGCTTGTGTTCCGTAGAGAACTTCTGCTTTTCCATACAAAATTTTATCAATCATTTCTTCTCGTTCTTCGTGTGGTACCTCTCCAGTTACGCATATTGCTTTCTCTCCTGTAAGTTCAGCACAAGATTTTAGAAATCCT